GTTCCACCTCCTATTCCGACTCTTACTCCGTTCGCCAGGATATCCTTTGTTCCAGAATCTAGCGAATAAGCAGTATTAGTGCCTCCATTAATGCCGACAAGTGTTAAAAATCCAGTTAAACCCGCATTTACATTCAAAGTATTTCCTACTAAACTTAATCCATTTCCTAGTGCGAATGGACTCGAATAATAAACAGAATATTCTAAAAGAGCTACTCCAACAACGCCTGGCGTAGTAAGTTCAATAAACGCATTTCTCGCATTTAAATCTCCATTTATAACGAATGTTAGATATCCTGCGACATCTAATCCTAGAGCATAATCAGATGCTCTGACCCAAGCTCCACTAGAAGCGATGTATATACCATTGTCTATATTTTTACTATTGTTATTACTTGTTGTCCCTTGAGATTTAACCAATACTCTATCTCCAGCAACGGTTTGATAAGTATCAATAACTAGTAATCCTCCTGTTGCTAAATCAACATTCTCTGTTGTAGCACAAGCACATGAAGCTGTTATAGTAATTCCGGCTGCTAGTAAATCGACATATGATTTTGGAACAATACTTGTTTGTGTATAATTGCCAGTCTGATTTGTGTTAGCAGTGGTAAAAGTTGCGGCGTTAATGTTAGCAGTGCCAGGCACGACTACTGTAGTAGCGGGAATACCTGTGTTACCAGGATTCCAGTTTGGCGGATTGCCTAACATAATCTGACTGCTAGCAGTAATTTGTGATCCATAACCAACCGCAGTTGAATATTGATATAGAAAACTATTAGCGTCAGTTCCTGCTCCTAAAAAAGTATTATTATTTCCTGGATTATTTACAGCAGAATTGTAGCCAATTGCGGTGACAGCATTAACAACGCTATTAATATTTGATCCAGTTAATGCGTTAGCTCCAATAGCTGTATTTGAATTTCCAGTAGAAGCCGCATTTAAAGCATTCACTCCAAGAGCGACGTTCTGATCTCCACTCTCGTTTGCTATTAAAGCATTAGTTCCTACAGCCACATTGAATGAACCGGCTGTATTTTGTTTCATAGAATTAGCACCAATTGCTGTATTATCATAAGCATAGCTATTATTATATAAAGCATTATCTCCAACAGCTACATTATTATATCCATCAAAATTTTTATTCATTGTATTATAACCAAGAGCTACATTGCTATAACCATTTGTATTATATTGCAAAGCATTGTTCCCAAATGCTATGTTTTTGTAACCTGAATTTGAAGTATTGGACAAGGTATTAAAGCCAATGGCTGTAATGTTTGTAATGGGACCAGTAGCACCAGTTGGTGAATTAGGGCTAACCAATATATTCTGAGATGCGAAATCGATTCTTCCAGTTATACCACCAGTGGCTCCAGTGATTCCCATAACAGCAAGATCGACATACGCCTTTGTTGCTAATTGATTGGATTGTGTTACAGTAACTGTCGAAAAAACAGGACCAGAAAAAGTAGCACCAGTGCTAATAATATTACCGGTAGTGAGAGCACCAGTAGTAACAGGACCAGAAAAAGTAGCACCAGTGCTAATAATATTACCGCTAGTAAGAGCACCAGGAATAAAAACGGTTTCAGTTCCACCAGTTCTTCCTAGCACAATTTGATTGTTCGCAGTAATTTGTGCTCCAAACCCAATGGCAGTTGAATTATTCCAGCCAGATACATTATCTGTTGCTGTTCCTAAAAAAGTATTATTAGACCCAGTATTTATTTCACCCGCATTGGCACCAACTGCGACATTATTATTTCCGGAAGTGTTAAGTAGAGACGCGGTTCCTAGCGCTGAATTATTATTACCACTTACATTACGCAAAAGAGCATTTGTCCCTAAACTAACATTGAAAGATCCTGTTGTATTTGTTGTTTCGGAATATGCGCCCACAGAAGTATTACATTGACCGGTTGTATTTGATTGTAATGCGCAATAACCAAATGCGGAATTTTGTATACCGCTATTGTTTTGTAATGCACCTACGCCATATTTAGTAGAAGTATCCATAATATATATAATGTAAATAAAATATTATATAAATAAACCAAAAAAGGCAAAAAGGCAAAAAATAAAATTAATCGATAAATCAATTAACAAATAAGAATCCATCCTCCTTCATAATTTCTCGAACTAATAATTTTTGAATAGGTCCATTATAAATCTTAATATCCTCTAAAGTAGTAGTCGTAGTTGAATCCAATATTTTAAACATGCCATTTATTTTTTTCAAAAGATCTAAGTCCAAATCCAAGTCCAGATCTGAATTCATCGTCGATTTGAGCCACTCATAAAAAGTCACGTTATTTAAATCCTTATTTAAATCCTTGTATTTCCGAAACAATTTGATTGTATTAGGCAGAACAAAGCAATTATTGTTTACATTTACATTTATATTATAGTCTGTTCCAGATAATACACAAATCTCTCTAAATTCCGTTTGAGTCATATTCAGTTGCTCTAAAATACCCTTGGTATAATACAAAACTACAGATTGATTAGTCAAACTGAGATATCGCAAGACCCGGTTACATCCGTAAACAAACAAGTCCATATCTTCACTTAAACATGCCCATACCTTCTTTTTAATAACTAACAAAGCACATAGCTCATCTGCTTCCCCAGGTGCGTCATAATAAGTCGCACCATATGCCTTTATCAAATCCTTTACCTTGTCGATTTTCTCATGAGTAATGTAGACGAATTGTTTTTTGAGCTGATCCATTTGTTCTTCTAGATCTTTCTCTTTCTCGTCAGTAGATGCTAACAACTGTTCTTTTAGTTTGTTGTATTCGTTTTTCGCAGCTGCTTTATCGTCACGTCTTTTTTGAAGCAGTGCCTTTTTTTCAGGAGGAGGTTTTCCGTCAAAAACGAATATTGGAATAATATTGATTTCTCTGAAGGTTGCTAGCATTAAATACATGTTTTCTATCAAGCTGTTAGTGGATTCGTATTTATACAAATAGATGCTAATGTCGATCGCAATTTTTTTCCCGGAGAGCTCTGCTAATCCAATTTGCCGGATAGATTTACCGCATTGTTCGCGCAATATGTTATTAAGAAATTTGATGCCCATATACTAAAATTGAATTAATTACTATATAATATCGAATATAATTATTAAATCAATTTTTTATATATTTAGATTTGGATTTGGATTTGGATTTGGATTTTGATCCAAATCTAGATTTGGGTTTTAATCTTTTTGTAACCCTTTTGGTCCTTTTACCGCCTTGTGGGGAAGTGTTTTGAATAAACGCATTTGCTTGATTTATAGCATCTTCTGGTTTTATATTCTCATGGACTAAATCCAGAATTATTTGTTTCTGTTTATCGTTTTTAAATTTTTCATCTTCGTCATCATCGATCTCATATTTACTAAATATTGATTTTATTTTCTTTATTGTATTTTCATGTATACTTACTGCTTTTATTGCTTCTTGTTTTTCATTATTATATTTCATTTTATATGGATTTTTATCCCGACTCATATACAAAAAAGAAGCAGATAGTATAACTCCAGAAGTAACTAGTAATGAAAATGCTATTTGGGTTCCTTTATTTACCATTATAATATCCAGATAAATAAATATTTATATTTTATATTTTATATTTTATATTTTAAATATATATGAAGACCAAAAAACATAATAAAAGAAAGAATAAACTAACAAAATCTTTAAACGGAAGTGGATTAAAAGGTGGGGCTAACGATGGCGATGGCGATAACAATAGCGAAGCTAAACCAACTCCATCTTATATGAAATATAACCTGATAATGTTAGCTCTTTCAGGAGCATATATATTTTTTAAACTAACAAAAGCGTAAACATAAACGTAAACTTTTAAAAAGAATTGAATTATAATTATATAAACTATAAACGATATATAATTATATAAATGAATACTAGAAGTAAAAGTAAAGATAAGTTGGCAAAGACAAACTCTGAATTGCTAGTCAATATAGATTTCGATGACGCATCCAAAGAATGGCATAAAAATAAAAAAGCAATAGGAAATAGTCAATACAAGTATATTTGTTGTGTTATAACTAACAAAAATTCAAAAAACAAGGAAACCATATGTAATAAAGTTTGTTACAAAACATTGGACAAATGTTGGATCCATCGAAATAAATAATGTCGCTTTTATTTTCGCTTATCGCTTTTCGCTTTTCGCTTTTCGCTTTTCGCTTTTCGCTTTTCGCTTAACCCAACTCACAAATAGTCATGCGAAGATTGTTAGTTAGAAAATCAGAATTACTCTTATTATTGGGTTTATTTTTATTTTTATTCTTATTTTTAATTTTCTTTAAAAAAGCATCAGAACAATCAATCGCTTTCAGCATTCTAGGTGCCTTATATTTTTTCTCAATAAAATCACAAAAACTTTTTTGACTCCCGCTCGATTTTTTAAATTGAAGCAATTCGGTATTGTTAGTTTTACACCAGCCTAAGAATGGTTGATAATTATAAATCAAAATAAGCGTAATAACGTAATATGATAGCACATTGGTATCTTCTTTATACAGTGTGTTGCGAATACCTTGACTTATATCCGTCTTTTCATATAGTTGTCGATATTCCATATTCATAAATCCGAGCACTTTAACCAGCTGAAAAAAAGAATAAATCATTTCCATGTTAATAAAATATTCGGTATTTCCCAAAAATTCATCTAGGTCTTCTTTATTTTTATCTTTAATTTTATTCTTAGTATTGAAATAGCTACAGAAAAGGACATTCATGATTCTAGCCCAGAATTCCGTATATGCTTCGAATAAATTGACTTCAGAATTCACAGGGAAAATAGACAAAATTCGGGCATGACAATCCTCTGTATTCATATCCGAAAAATCAAGCGCAAAATTATGAAATGTTTCATGTATTAGCACTTTAAACCACTCTTCTTTTCTAAAAACAACAATTTCAGAATTGACGGGACAAGATCGAGTGAACGCGGTATTCACATTGTTTTCATTCAGGGTTTGAATTGGAGAACTAGGAAGCTCTTTTGTTAAAGATGTATGATAAATAAATATGGTTAACGTATTTGAACATTTTTGAGAAGC